TAGTGAGCGCAAAACTTCAGTGAATACAAAAGTCTCTTCAAAGAAGTCATTTGAAAAAATGACACTAGATGAAAAAGAGAAATCCTTAGATGGTAAAACATTTTAACTAGAAAGTAGTTGATTGATTTGGCAGACACAACTTTTAGTACATTAACAAGCGATGCGATGACTTATATCGCAGAGAAGACTCTCAAAGTAGCAAAGAAGATTGTTCGGTTTTACGAATTAGCAGATAAAGCCAAGCTTCCTTCTGCAAATTCAAAAACATTCCAATATACTCGGTATGAGAGACTTGCTCTCCCTATCGCAACATTAACTGAGGCTACAACCCCCACTTCAGTTGCTCTTAGCATTACTACTGTAACGGCAATTGCAGAGCAGTGGGGTAGTGTCGTAACATTAAGTGATGTAGCAGAACTTACTATTCGTCATAAACCACTACAGAAGGCTATTGAGTTACTCGGTAAGCAGAGTGCAGAGACTATCGAAAGAGAAATCTTTGAAACTCTACTTGCTGGTACCACGATCTATTACCCTGGAAGTGTGACCTCACGCTATGGTCTAGCAAGCACTGACGTTCCAACCTCAGACACCATCCGTAAGATTGTTGCTAATCTACGAAATAACGGCGCTGTGGGACTAGAACCTTCTAAAGATGGCTCAGATGCAGAACTTGGGGAGCACTATGTAGGAGTTGTGGACACATTTGTCGAACAGGATATTTCTACAGACCCAGATTTTATTGATTCTGTGAAGTATGCTGCTGCAAAAAGACTCTGGAATGGTGAAATTGGAACCTTCTTGGGTGTTCGGTTTGTTCGGAGTAATATGCTACCTACACTTACTGGTAGAGCTGCTGCTGCTGGGACGGCTACTGACGGTGGAGGAACTCTCACTACAGACTATTACTACACCACAATGGTAACGGGTCTTGATGATACCTTTGGATATGAGAAACTTCTCTTTGTTTCTTCAGAAGATCAAGTTGTGGGTGCTGGTAATGACAATCATATTAGTTTGGTTGTTCCTACCGTCAGTGGGTATGCTCGGTTTAATATCTATATGAGTGTAGGTAGTTCCACGACTCAGGCTATCAATACCACAACCAAATATCTCCAGAATACAAGTCCCGTTGCTGCTGGAACCTATCTATTAGGTTATGCAACAGAATCAGGCAATAACTATACACAGAAGATCACTGGTACGACTGCTCCGGCAGAAGTGCTTTCTACTTCTAAAGTTCACACATCATTCTTCATTGGTAAAGAAGCTTATACCTGTGTGGATCTACAGAATCTTCAGTCAACCCTCACTCCTAACGCACCAAGCGATAGTGATCCTTTGAATCAACGTCGCAAGGCTGGTTGGAAGGTTATGTTCAAAGCTGTTATCAATAACGAGAACTTCTTTGCTCGTTTGGAAAGCGAGAGCGCTTTTGATTGATTTAATTAACTAAATCAATAGTTTAGGAGACTAAGGATGAAAAGATGTCCTACTTGTAAAGAAGAAAAAGATGATAGGGATTTTTATTTCTTTAAAGGAAAGCCTCATGGACATTGTAAAAAATGCCATAGAATTCATTCACGAAAATCTTCTCTTAAACGAGAATATGGTTTAACTTTAGAAGCTTATGACGATTTATTAAAAGGTCAAGGGTATGTGTGTGCAATTTGTAAACAGCCAGGCCATACAAATAACCGTCAAAAGTATCCTCTGTATGTAGACCATAATCATGAAACAAATGAAGTTCGAGCATTGCTATGCTCAATGTGTAATACATTAGTAGGGTGGTTAGAAAATAATCCACAACTGGTTGCTCAATGTGAACAGTATATTTCTGACCATTAAACATCATCTTAGTGTCTCTGTCTAACCAGAGAATGTTGAGCACTAAGATATAACCAAAAGTCCTAATTGAAATCCGGCAGTAAAAACAGGTAATGCTGTTCTCAAGCCGTCAGTAAAATTAGGTGAGGTAACTAGCACAGTAACTCGTAAATGCTCTCTGAGAGAGCTTGAGTGAGGTTGAGGGTTCAGGGTGGGTGCTAGGATAGGTTATGGAGAATATTATGAATAGAATTGAATTGCTGTATCATGTAGAGAAATTAACCAAACTTGAGTTAGAAAAGCGAACAGACGAACAACTCTTGCAAATTTATAATGTGCTGAGTATTAAAAACACAGACGCACCATTAGTATTAAAAGAACTACCTACTACACCACAATTAGAGAAACTCCACGTTTCTCCAGTCTTTCAAATTGGTGATATGAAGTATTGTGGAATAGTAGAAGTTCCTGGAGCTATTGCAGCCCAACTTCGGTATATGATGCACCAACATCAAGTACGACGTTTAAGAGACACAACCTTTGTGGACCATGGTACCGTACATCTTGGTACAGTTTAATCAAATAGGAGAACTACGATGTCTGAAGAGAAGCCAAAAGCCCTCGTTACAGTGAGTCGCCCAACAGCACAAGAAGAGACATGCCAAGTCACAATGTATATTGACGAACTGAGTCAAGAAGCTATCTACAACGCTGTTACACTCGCGGGAGAAGCATTATGTCAAAGAATTCTTGATTGTAATAAGAAATTTGCTCATATTAAAGATCCGATCCCTGCTTTTATGTCCCCTAAAGGTGGCTCAGCTTAATGTCTTTTACGCAGTTTCAGATTAAGAAGGGAAGCAGGGGACTCAATGTAGGTCCACTCATGGGTATTACTCAGACCCCTGTGAACCTTACTGCAAGCGGGGATTCGACGCTAGTCGCTGCGGTGGCGGGGCGTATTATTCGTGTACACAAGCTCATGTTAGTGGGAGCCGCTGCGAGCAATGTGCGTCTCTGGTCTGGACCTTCTTCAGAAGCAGATTCAATTACAGGACAAATGAATTTTCCTGCTGGTTGGGTTATGGCGCTGGACTTAGATGATTTTACAATGGTAACGGGACCTGGTAAAGCGTTAGTCTGGGCGTCTTCCGAAGCTATTCAAACTGGTGGATTGCTTGTCTATTCTGTGGAGTAGTGTATGAAAAGCTTTATTCAGCACCTTGTTAATTATAAACATCCCAAAGTCTATTCCCCACAGGTTCCTAAAGTAATTATCAAATATCGCAACTCTAAACCTTCGTGGAAACGAGTGGTCAACGATGTCAAATTTCTTCTTTTCAGTCGGTTCGCTTAGTCAGATTCCAACAAGAGACCATGATTTATTAACTGGTCTGACAGACGATGACCATACACAATATGCGTTGCTTGCTGCCTCGCGTGGGTTACAAACTTTCTTAGGGAATGTATCGTTTAATGAGGAGGTTGTTTTCAAAAAAATAGGAAATAATTTCCGAATGACGGGAGGAGGAACAACCGCTCTCGATGGTGGGTTTTTTACATCATCAAATGGTGATATTTATCTAGCTAACTATGATGCCGATAGAGGATGGCTTCTTCTTGCAAATGGGGACATTAAATTCTTAAAAACGACCGGAAAAATCGACCTATCAAACATTTCTGCTGGAACCCCAAATTTCAAAATCACTGAAACCTCGGATACCCCAGCAGGAACACCAGCAGGATATCTTGAAGTTCTTTCAGGGTCCACACCAAAATATATTCAACTGTATACATAAGGGGCACTATGACTCTTGATGATCTCGTTTACTTAATTGGTTTAAAACAAATTCGAATTGAAACTTTAGTAAAAGAGACCCAAGCAGACAAAATGCTGATTCGTAACCTAGAACAAGAATGTCAAAATGCAGGTTTAAGAGAAGCACATCCAAAGAAAGAAGTTGAAGAATAATGGGACTCGATAAAGCAGACATTATCCTTGCTGCTGAGCAAAATGTCTCTCGTGGATCAGAATTAGATACGATTGCTGGAGCAAGACTGGATATGATTCTCGACGAACTCTATGAGAATTATACCTCAGAAATGTTGAGTAAGAATCCTCCAGCTACGATTACTTTTGCTGCAGCTTCTCAAACATGGACCCTTCCGACAGATTACATGAAGTTTATGGTTTTAACACTTGTTCGGAGTGATCTCAATGCTTCAGACCCCTCTAATATTGTGCTCCCTAAAATTGATTTTTCTGACTATCAACAACTCTCCAATCCTCTTACTCAAGGGATTCCCCAATTAGTCAGTATTAATCGAATTTTTACTGATGTAGGAGGAAGTGGTTGTGTTGCGTATGTGTGGCCTGTCCCTAATATTACATATACAGGAAGACTCTCTTATTATTACAAACCAGACTATTCAGTCAGCACATCTACTCAACCTACATTTCCAGACACGATGTTGCTTGTTGAATTGCTGACTAATGCTCTTCTTGGCATGGGATATAAATCTAGTTCTCGGCAATACGACCCAAGTCTCATAGATAAATTGATGACTCGACATCGAAGAAACCAAGCAGATCATGGAATCTATCCCCAACGAGCAAAGTTAGATGGTCGAAAGTTTACTGGAACATCCTACGCAAGAACTGGGCGGTTTTCAAATTGGAGTCGTGACTAATGACACTTACGCTTTCTACTATTCTTTCAGGACTCGCTTTAATTATTGCATACGCAGGCTTTCATTTCGGTCTTTTTAAATGGTTAATTGGGCGCATTGACTTAGTAGGGGTAAATTTTAAGGATGAGCTAGTTCGACATGCACAAATAGATAATGAAGCGTTAAAAGAGATTAGAATTGAACTCCAAGCAATTCGCAGACCTAAAGTGCTTCGGAAAAGAGCAAAGTAATGGCTACTGAGACGATAGAGCACTTTCTAGATGGTTTGAATCTTCTGGTTCACCCAACCAAACTCAAGAATACAGAACTTCAGACTCTTGAGAATATGGAAGTACGTCCCACATCAGTTTCAGACACTCTAACCTATTTAGCACTAACCGCTCGTAATTCATATAAAAGATTGCATACAGACAACTTAGATTTCATTGCTAAAAATCTTATTGAGTTTGTCCAACGAGTCGCTGGGGGGAGTGGGACAGGCTCAAAGTTTTTAGTGACTGGCGGATACTATAGTTCTAATCTGGTCGTCAAAGCACTTTTAGATGCTGCTACCACATTAACGGCTGTGTCAACTACTGCTAGCACAGACACAGGTATCCTCAGTTTTCTGGTGTTTGACCAATACCTGTATTATACAGATGGAAATATTGCCTGGCGGAAGTGGGATGGTGTGACAGACGCAGCTTCGAGTTTTGTCACCAAAACCAAATATGGGATTAAACACAAATCTCGTGCCTTTTATGCTAACGACGTGACCAACTCTCTCCCGAACTATCTGTGGGTGTCAGATGTCGGTTTACCCGAAACAGTCAGTGCGAGTAATTTCTTTGTGGTTGGTTCTCAAAGCGATCCTATTATTGGGTTAGAAGATCAGATTGAGCGGATTCTTATTTTTAAAGAGCGTAGCACATGGGCTTTCTATCTTGCTCCTTCTTTAGCAAATTCTACCCTTCTTCGCGCAGACGAGTTTAAGGGAATTATAGCTCCACTCGGACATCTCTGGGCTAACCAAGAGACCTATGTACAGACTTCAGATGCCGGACTTCAGAAGGTAAAAGGACTTCAATACAGCCCTGCGGTTCCTCAACTCTGGAACTTTACAAAAGGGTTTCAGAATACGCTCGCTGCACTAGGTTATCGTGAAGACCAATTGCTCATTAGCACATTTTCTACTTCTGCACAGACTCGAAATAATAGAGTCTTTGCTTTTGATTTGATTACAGACAAACTCTACCAACATAATTTGTCCATGTCTTGTTTCTGCTCGAATCGTGGCATATCCACCTTTGGCAAACGAGCAAAGGCTGTAGAAGACGACGGAACGAATAGACGGATTGTGGAATTTGACATTCTGACAAGTGTTGTCGAAGCCACAGTCACCTGTAAGGCGAGAACAAAAGACTTTACTTTTGGAGGATTAGAACATCGAGCTTCCCTTGATGGGTTTGCTGCTGAGTTTTCCGTTCCTGTCACGGCAACTGTGCTCACACTAAAGGTGTATGCAGACGGGACACTTGTTGAAACAAAAACATTTGCTCCGACAGCAACAGGAATTCAGCGACATTATTTTGATTTGATGCTTTCTTTAACTTCAGGGTACTACCATTCATTTCAATTAGAATATGTGCAGGATGCTACTCTAGCAGCAAAATTTGCTCTTCACTCAGCCGTTGTCTCGTATACAGTCGAAGAGAGGGCTGAGTAATGGCCTTTAAACTCTATGATTTTAAAGATCCAGAACTGGACGAGCAAGTTCGACTAATCTGTGATTTGCTGTATAATAAGAGGGAAGACTATCCGGGGCAAATGAGCCCTCCCGTTGATGCTTCCGCTCTTCGCGAGCATTTATGGTGGGCGAAGCCTACTGGAAGCAAACCCACAGGGCAATTGATCACAAGTTCTGGGGTGGTTATTACCGGAACCAGTCCGAGCACACGAACAGATCAATCTACGGCGAGTGAGACTACCGCCGAAGTCGCTTCGGCACTTATTGGGACGCGGGCAGGATGGACACCTGGAAGTGCTCACGATATCTATGATGCGGGCGGTGGCACAAACGCACCTTTTAATTATGGACCGTATCTCTTTCAACGAATTAAATTACAATATGTTGCTGATCTTCGATTCCGTATTGTAATGGGAAATGCCTCAAGTCCTGCAAATAATGACAACCCGTGGGGTGCCGCTTCGACAACGACAGGAGGACTTGCATTTAATTTTCTTCCCGCCGTCTCTCCGAATTGGTTTGCTGTTGGGAAGTTATTTGGCACAACCACACTACAATTTAATGTAGATCTCACAGTTCCCGTTATAGCAAATCAAATTTATAACTTAGAAATTGTGGTCAAAGGTCAAGACACAGCACGCGCTGCGTCTTTTTGGATCGACGGGATCAACTATTATACAGTAATAGGAAACACCAGCTATTCAGCAAATACCGGAGTCCTGACAAGCTGGTCTATTGATTTATACCCGCTTGTTGCGACCACTAAACAAACAAGCCTTTTTCGTGCTGTTTGGGGGGCTCGAACATCGATCGCTTACCCAGCCCCTCATGGCTACCGGAACTGGACAGGACAAGAATAGTCGAAGATCTCACCTCATAAGGAGCACTATGCTTATTCGTATTCCTACATTGCTTGATATGATTAAAGTCTCTGAACTCTTATTTCCTGGAGAAGGGGGTTCTGAGAAGGGCTCAGAACAGGCCGAATTTGCCACAGAATGGGCTTCTAAGGCCAGGGAAAACAACTTCTGGTCATTTGTCGCCTTAGATAAAAAGAAGATTGTCGGCTGGATAACAGGAAGTGTAGATGAAGAACAGTCAATCGATATAGGGTTCTTCAGGGGAGAAACTCCTAACGTATTGGAATTGTTATGGAAAAGGGTGCAAACTGTGCTAGAGCCTAGCCAAGCAAGACTTACGACAAACTCACCAGAAGTCTTTACAGCACTTCAATTTAAACCAGTGCTCACTATTATGCAATTTGAAAAGGATGTGAAGTAATTGGGATTATTTGGTAAATTGAAAAAGGGTATAAGTAGAGTTGTTAAAAAAGTAGGAAAAACAGCAAGCAAAGTAGCTAAAGTTGCTGGCAAACCTCTTCTATTAGCTGCTGGGGGTCTTCCTGCTATTACGACAGCGTTGAATGTGCTTCAACCTAAACAAGCATTAGGGAACGTGTTGGGGGGAAAAAGTGGAGTAGCAAATATCTGGGATAAAGCACAACAGGCTACTCGAATTGGAACTGCTCTTGCTGTTGGTGGCGCTGCTGGTGTCGGACCTTTAGCTGGGGGTGGAACAACTGCTGGTGTAGGTGGTCTAACTGGACTTGCTGGAAAAATGCTTCCAGGAATGTCCGGCGGGAGTGGTGGTGGGACTAGTCTAGGTGATCTCGCTGGAATATATGGAGCCTATCAAGGCTACAAAGGTTCTGAAGCTGCTCAAGAAGATATTAGTCGTTATGAAGGCTCTGTGGAATCCAATATTAAACGCCAAGAAGAATTGGCTGGTCTAGACCCTGCGGTAGCTGCCCGAATGAAACACGAAGCCTCACAAGAACTACGTGGTGCTCAAGCTGAACGAGGGATTTTTGAAAGTGGCGTAGCAGCAAAGCAGGAAGCTGAACTGATGCCGCAGATTGAACAGCAACAGAAGGCGTGGCAACTTCAGCAATTGGCTGGAATCTCTGGACAATATTCTCCGTTGATGGAATCTGCTGGACGAAGGGCTGGTACCTATCAAGACATGGCTGGAGGATTTGGGCAAGCCTTAGCGGGTTCTGGTGGGGGAGGTGGGGGTGGCGGATTTGATCTTGCTGGCCTTGCTGGACAAGCATGGGGTGGAATTAAAGGCTTGTTTGGTGGAGGAGATCAGGGCTATGATCTTGGTGATGTGAGTGGCGGAACAACCATGACTGGCGGGCTAAGCGGCATTGATTATTCCAACTTACTCCCAAAAGCTAAACCCACCATGAAAGGTGGGAACCTTGCTGGTAGACAATATCAAACAAGTTTATGGGATACAGCCTACGGTTCTCAATCTGGAGAAGAAGGACAAACAAAGTATGCTCAAAGTGTTGCTGAATCTGGAGCACCAGGAAGTATGGACTGGCTCAAACAACAAGGATATGAGGTAGATTAATATGGCATCACCCTTCTTAGCACAACTCGCTCTTGGCTATGCTCAACAGACTAATGCTAACCGAACCAGGGAATCTGACAGGCTTCGAGAAGAAGCTGCATCTCGAAAGAAAATGGATATGGATTTAGAGTATCAATCTAAACTCCAAGATCTTGCATTTGAAAAACTCCATCAACAGCAACAAGAGACAGTAGGAAGACAAGTTCAAGAAGCAGAAATTCGCCATCGCTTTTATCAAACTACTGCGGATACTTCAACAGATCCTCGTGAAAAGGCACTCGCACAGAAACGTGCTGATCTCTATAAAAATGCTGGTGGAGTTGATCCTGCTATTATTGAGCAATATGCGATGGCAGTCTCGCCTATAAAACCAGAAAAGGAAACAGTTGCAGAGAAAGAATTTGCTCGTAAACAACGAAATGAAGAAGTGCTCAGTCAAAACTATGCAAAATTAAATGCAGCAATTTCTGATCCCAAAGTGCTGGAACAACTTCAAACAAAACCTCAAGCGAAAGCCTCTCTTCTTCTTGCCTTGAAGTCTGGTGTTGATAAAGATTTTCACAAGGATATTGAAGACACTTTGAATGCTTTTCTTCCTTCTCCAGATGAGAAGAAACTTCCTGCTCTCTTTCAAACAACGGCTGAAAGTTACCGAAGAAAAACAAAAGAATATCTTGACAGAACCACAGGAAAGAAAGCAGTTGCACCAGAAGAACTTGAATCGCTCCAATTAGAAATTAATGGTATGGCTCAAGGTTTGAATCAGCTTGCAGAGAATATTGGTTCACCACTTCGGTATGCGTTCTTTGAAGACACAGACAATGATCCAACAACTCCCGCTGTAGCAATTAGCGCAGAGAAGAAAGATCTCTTGGAACAAACTCGCTATGTAGGAACAGAAACAGGAGCACGAGGAAGAGGCGAAACACAAGAAACTGCTCCATCTTCTATGACCTATCGTGAACGAAAAGCGCAGTTAACTCAAATACCAGGGATTACCCCCCAACAAATTGCTACTCAATTGACTAAAGACATCGCTGACGGAAAGGTACAAAGACCCTAATGCCTTTAGATCTTAATGATCCAATTGACAAACTTGTTGCTCAACAAACTGAAGTAGATGAAGTAGATCGTCTTGTGCAAGCACAGCTGGCTCATGCCTCGCAAACAGATAGTGTTGATGCTCTCGTTCAAGAAAAACTCAAAGAACAAGACACAGCCACTCTTTCGACTCAAAAAGGTCTCCCTATTCCCCTCTCTCAAGAATTAGCAACTCGACAATTCTTTAAAGACTATGACAAGGCGATGGACCCTATCGAGTTTGCGAAGGCTGCTTATGTGTGGGGAAAAGATGTTATCCAACATGATGTAGAGACGCTAAAAAATATGGGCGAAACTGGTATGTGGGACCCTTCTTCTATTCTTGGTAAACCATTACCTGAAGATCCCAAGATTCAAGCAGCCATCAGAACGGGCAATGTTTCGATGGCTCTTGCTGACTTTGCTCTTGTCGGATCTCTCTCAACGCTTCTCAAACAAGCAGGGCCTCTTCTTGGAAAGAAAGCAGCCTCCTTATTTAAGCGAACAGTGCCTTCTCCAAGGGTTCCCGACCCAGGTATTGTGGCTAAAGAAGCCACCACAGCCGGAGCTATTTCTGAAGTTGGCAAGACCGATCCCATCGAAGCACATATTGAACAGCTTCAATTTGAATTTCAACGCTACCATGATTTAGATTCTACTGCGACAGCAAAGTACCGTGCTAGTCAGAAAGCCGCCATTGCTCAACAGGCACAACGTCAAGCTGCTGGAGAACCTCCTGTCTATCCTGGAGAATCGTACAACCAAGCCTATACCCAGTTTCAACCGACGGCAATGGAAACAGATCTCTTTGGAGCTTTTGAATCAAAGATCCCAACAACCTCATCTCCTTCTCCAGCCATTCAGATTGCTACAGAATTAGAAACTGATTTGGCATTGTCAAAGAGTATGAGTGAAATTCGCAAAGCCAATATTGGTGCTATGCGCGGAATTGAACGGAAGAGTATGACCACAGTTATTACTGCGCTATCTGATGCTTCTAATCCTGTAGGGAGACAAATTGCTACGGCCTTCGTGAAGTATTCTGATCTTCCTGCCATACGTGCTGCTGGCCAAGTGCGGAATATTGAACCAAGTTGGAATGCTCTCAATCGAAAAGAACGAGATCATGTGATTGATTGGCTCAACGACCAGTGGTTTAAAGGAGAGTCTGGGGCAGTTTCTTTTGTGAGAAATGTTGCTCATCTCTCACCAAAGACTCAAGCAGTTGCAGAACTTATTGCCAAAGAAACAGCAATTACAACTGAAGCAGGACGAGTAAGCGGCGCTCATGTGTCAACTAATCCAAGACCGTTCTGGTCTCAGCATCTCATTGATCCTACAAAGGCTGCCAGCAATCCAAAAATGCTCTCCTATCTTGTGAAGACAGGACAAGCCCCAGACATGGTGACAGCACAGAAGTTTATTGATCAATGGGCACGTAAGTATGCAGACAGAGAATTTGCTGGATTTGAACGAGCCAGAACCTTCTATGTGGGTTCAGCGAAAGATCTCCGGGAGTTGGGTTTTGACACAGACCTCTCAGCACTCCAACAATACTTTGAAGGCAGTCATCGTCGTATAGAAGGTCTTGTTCAGTTTGGGAAGAACGAAGTCCAAGGCTTTGTGAAGATGCATGATGAGTTAGCAAAGACACATCCTCACGAAGCATCTATCGCAAACATGGCTTTTAATCGCATTACCAATAGAGAACCCGTTGATGAGACAGCACGGAAAGTCATTCAAGGTTTAACCACGTATGGAGTCCTTCGATTCTTAGGTCTAGCACAAATTGCTCAGTTTCTTTCTATTCCTTCTGTTGTCGCACGAGTGGGGTTTCGTAAGGGACTCATGGGAATCACTGAGGGGTTTCAAGCACTCATCAACAAGTCTGGATCGCAGTATGATTTAGCAGCAAGAAGTGCTAGTCTTATTCATAGTGTCCAAAAAGATCTTCATGCGGCCTATCAAGCGAATAAGACAACTGAGTGGTATTTGAAGGTCGGAGGGATTAATGTTGCGGATGGCATTACTCGGTTAATGGCTACTCATGCTGGAAAATATTATGTCTCAGAAGTCACTACGGGTTTACTTGCCAATCCTGGAAATAAGAAACTTCTACGGGCAGCAAAAGAATTATTTATTGACGTGGAGCAATTAGCAAAAAACAAAGGACTCACCAATGAGCAATATCTTCATGCGATTAAGAGATATAGTGATGGGTCAGTGGGTAGAACCAGGACCATTGATATGCCAATTATGTGGAGTCATCCATTATTGGGAACCCAAACCCTCTTTAGAAAATTTGCTATATTTCAGACAAGCTTTATGTACAAGCACATCTACAAAGAAGCGGCGTTAGGCAACTTTAGACCTATTGCAACCTACACAGCGTTTGGCCTTCCTTTAGGCGAGGCTTATTTGAACGCTCGCGCAAAATTAAAGGGTAAACAACGGCCGGGCGGTTCATGGGAAGATATTGCAAAACAGGTAGGAAAAGGAAGGGTCCCAGAAGAAATTGGAACAAGACTTGTCGACGATCTTTCAGCGATTTCAGCCTTTGCAATCTTTGGTGATATTATTCTCAGTATGTCGTATGGAGAACAGAGGACAGAAGAAACAATTCTTGGTGCTCCATTAACTGCTATTTCTAAAGCAACCTCTGCATTAATAGATAGTTTAACAACAATTAAAACAGGGGTGATTGAAGGATTACAAGAAAAAACAGGAAAGAGAATGAAGAAAACTATTGGACAAAGTGTGGCTTTAGACAATCACAAACGCCTCATCAAGACAGTTATCAAACACCTTGAAGGAGTTCCTTATATTGGGCAACCATTAACAGCTTGGGTCCTGAAAGGTACATACCCTGAAGATGTGAAAGAAGGACAAAAGATATGGCGAAGATAAATTGGGTAGGAAGAATGCTATTTCGAGTAGCCGTCCTTGGCTTTTTAGGATGGATATCTTGGTTTCAACTTGTAGAATCAAAGAAAAATAATTGGGAACATATCTCGATGGACAATGAAAGAGTCCAAGATCATAATGCAATTTATGGAGAGTGCAAAAAACCTATTCTTTAATGTGCTGATTAGGGCAGACCCAGCCTGATGCCAGGAGCTTCCAAGACCATCCATACACCGAAGGGTTTTCTCCAGGCAAATTAAAAGCCCTTGCTGTACAATACTTACAAACAGTGTAAGGTTTCCGTCCTACAACCCAATTCCAGAATGTTTTCAACATGTTAAGCCTCCTTCGGATCAACACAAGGGCCTGCAATCAAGGGAACTAGCCGACAAGGTGCTGTAGGAGTCGGTGTTTGTTGAAGTGGAGCAATAAAATGACAGCCCACAACCCCCACAAAACCTATCGTAAAACCCACACAAAGCCATTTTAAGACACTTTGTTGTGACATCTGCCCTTTTCCCTACCCTTTCTACAAATTGAAGAGCAATACTTCTGGACTGGGATTCCTTTGGTCCACGGAAACACAATATACTGCTTAATCCACTTCTTTCCACAAGTCAAACAACCCCTCAAATAAGGCACAACACGAGACTTCTGTGCTAGTTGAGTGGCTACTTCTACAAACTTCTCTTGATCTTGTGTATCGTAGCTCATCTTATTCTGCCTGTCCTGAGAAGTCTGTGAGTGGGATTATTTGTCCTGGTCCTATTAATTGCAATACTTCAGATGTAATTCGTGGAGTCGCTGTGTCGGAAACAACACTAGCTCTCAACTGCTCCTTTTGTCTTTGCACCACAGTTTCTAACTGTGCTATCTCTTGTTTTAATTTTTCATTCTCTCGTTCTGCAATATTTAACAACCCTTGCTGTGTGTACACCTCTCGTTGTAGAGCTTCAATACACAACGCCGGTGTTCCGTATTCTTGCCACATTAGAACACAACCTCCTTATATTCTGAACTAAGAACTCTTCCGCGTTCTTTAATTAGCACAGTAAGATCATAAGACCCAGTTGTATAGCACACGCTTCGCACTCCCAACTCCCTTAAAACCCTAACACATGTAGGACATGGGTTGCAATTTCCGACCTGACCAAGAGAGTTAACCCGAAATAGATAAATGGTAGCAGAAGACAAATCCCTGTCACCAATTCCAAGACAACAATCCAACTCCGCATGGAGGAACCATTTGTACTTGGGATGGGTTTTTCCAACTTTGTTATGTCCAACATTGAGTACCTGTCCTTTACTCACTAAGACCGAACCAATCTTAATTCGATGATCTGACTTCCAAGCCATCTTTTCTGCTAGGCGAAAATATTTAGTCTGCATTGTATGTCCATGTAAGGATACTTATAAATTCTTCTGTTTGTATATTATGTCGTTGTTGAAATGCTCGGACTTCTTCATCACTATTCCAGAAGACTAAAAGAAATTCAACATAAGAAGTTTTCATACCCAGCACCAAGCAAGAATTACAAGAATGAGTGCCAGAATCCATAGAGTTTCCATTAGAAAGGCAACTCCTCACCGTGACCTTGTTTAGCAGCGAGTACCGTATGAAGATACCCTTGAACATTAAATAACATAGCACAGAGATCTTCTTCAATATTCGCACAGGCTTGAGGATCTCTTACTACCCAACCGCGATGGCGCATCCAGACATGATGAAAATGTCTCCACAACCCTTTGAGATAGACTGTTAATGGAATTCCTTTTTGCCAATTATCTGAACTTCGCAGATTCCCATCTGCTTGCTTCCGATGACTGTGCATATATTCACCAAAGCGTTCAATGACTAACGGACTCAAAAATCCTTCATAGTCTGGCCTGTCTTCATCATTATTCCGAGTTGCGCCTGTCTCAAATGTCCTCATCGTGGTAGCCTCATGTTGTCTATCTGTCTTGATTCTGGCACAATATCATCATAAAGTAAAGGGATTTTTTCTTGAAATTCTTTCAACAAAGGAATCGTCACTTGTTTCATTTGTGGATGAGCTTCAATCGAAGTTCTCATCAAGAAAAAGTGTCTCCAGTTTCTTAAATTGTAGGTCACAATCAAACGAGAAGCAAGAGCATTTGGCAGCACAGAGCGTGCGATTTGTGGACTACAACCTCCAGCTAGCATAGCACGATATTGTGACTCTGCTTCACCGACCGCAGCTTTCCAACATAACACATTAGATGTATCAAGAACAGGCTGAATAAATTCTGCTGGTCGTTTCTTTTCATAATTGACAAACCGAGTGCTCTCTTGTGTGTATGCTCCAATGCGATGCCGTACCCATTCGTGAGTCACTCCTCGATCTACGACAGCATCAACAGTTATAGAGCAATGCTCGGTAATACTCCAATCACCGTGCAACAAAACGATTGCTTGAATAAACCGTTCCCAAGAAGTGTCAGTTTGTGAATCTTCTGAACGATGAGATACTCGGCCTATCCATTCAACCTTTTGTAATAGAGCAATTCCCTGTTCTCTCGTTTGAAGTTGGAGCATTTTTGCATACGGATCTACAATCTTCATTGCCCTCCTCTCAAATGCGTGACTAAACCTTCTAAGTCAGAGTACACCGCTGTAGCAAAATTCAACATAACGTCCCAGCGATCTTTATGCTCATCAAGTAGCACATATCCAGGCTTACATTGACCAAGCACATACCCAAGCTCAAGATGTGCAGATTTACCGGCAGGGTAGACTAAAATGGCTCCGTCACAGCGATCTAAGTGCTTCTTATCAAAAGAGAAAACGTGTTGGGCTGCGTAATCTTTCAGTGCATCAATATAAGTCAAGTTCCTACCCTGTTCATACTCTTTCCAAGAGTCGTCTGCCGTAGGTCCTGCTGCATACCAGGAATCAAAAACATTAATACCCACATCACGTAATGCTGCGCTTACTTGAGGAATTTGTGAATTTCGGAGACTTCCAATAAGATAGTAGGTTTTACCCATAATCACGCTCTTCCCCAAAATGTGACAATATACTCTAAGGCTTCTTCTAGTGTTGGAAAAATCCGTACTGCCATCGCAAGCACCCAGGGATGGTTTTGAATACGAGAATCTTCAGCCACAACCACAACAGGCTTTTTTCGATCCCACGCATAGACCATTTCACAAGGAGAACCAATAGGCAAGTGTCCTGGTAGGAGGCGGTAATTCAATAAAATCAAATCAGCTTCTTCGACATCCCTCAAATCGCGGATGACAATCTCATTCGGAGTAAATTTCTGAGGATTATAATACACCTTCCTTCGACAAGGATCTATGGTGTCAATACCTTCTTTATGGAGAAATTGAGACGCTTGTGCTCTCCACTGATCTGTTCCCTCACGGTCATGCTCCGAGATAGGTCCACTTAGATAGACTTTCATTCTGTCTCCATTTGAAACCCAGCTTTAATAACTTTTTGTCCAATAATAGGAATCTCTCGTGTTTGTTTTTCCAGGAGTTCCCAATATTTATCTCGTAATTTGTCCATATACATACTACATTCTTTAGCTAAATTGCCTGGGGTAAGAGGAATGCTTTTATTACCATCCCACCGCACAATCTCTACCCCATCTCCTAAGACTGTGCGTTCAAACTGTATACAGTTCGGACACAGTGGATTTTTAAACACAGAGCGTTGTGTAATCATGGAATAAACGCAGCCCCTAAATTACCTAAACCCCACCCAAACCAAGCACACATCTTAGGATAATTCCCTTGATACCCCTCAAAACTAGCAGCGCTCCAATACATGAGAACCGTCCCAAAAACAAACCAGTTCATAATGGTTTCCAGACAAGGATAGAAACAAAGCCTAAATTTAAACAGGCATAAGAAATATTAATAGCGGGGCTGTGCCAACTCCCCCCGATCAAAAACCTACTCCATTCCCACGTAAAATCTACACTCCATTTTTGGGAAACTTTCAAACAAACTCTCATTCAGTATACCTCACATGGAACCATTCCCAGACTGAGGGGTGGTCTTTGTAGCCAATTTCCCATTTCTCGTCTATAGCAAAGAGTGCTCGACGGCAATCAACAATGACCTGATTGGCTTGGTTCGGTGTCACATGAGGTACTCGAAAGACAAAACCAGCACCATCCCCGTCCCATTCTGTAATCCCAAGTTCCAACTGTTTACCAGCAAGAATCGAAGATACGATCAATAAACCATCTAAGGTCTTTTCAAACATCTTAACAGGACTGGTACGCGAAGTCCAAAGAATTTCAGAATCCATTATCGCCTTCTTCCATACACCATTGTAGCCATCTTCATGCGCTTGCGGAAAATTGCTAGTGCTTCTGGGGCTTCCGCATCAAGGACTTCTAAGAGTCTGGTAAACTCGTTATGCGTAAACTCTCCTTTGACTTGATTACACTCTCTACACACACACTGTAAGTTTGACAGCACATTCTGCTCAGACTTTCTTGCAACCCTTGCTTTGGGTACAGCATGGTCCAAAGAGACATTTTCTACAGTTAAAACGACAGGACAATAAGGACAAGCCGTTCCAAGAGAAGCCTCAGTCAATGCTAGAATCTCAAGCCGTTCTGGTACCTCTTCTCCCGTCTTCTTCAGTGTAGACATGAAGTTCTGCACTCTATATTTCAGAGGATTCTCTTTACGCCACTCTGAAAGGGTGCGAAGCTTCTTGATGACTTTTTTCTTAGACCTCATACATCCCAATCTAATTGAACAAGGTTATCTTCGAGCACTTCTGGATCACCCTCACAATAATGCTGTCGGAAAGTGCAATATTTACACCAGCCCTTATATTCTACTGTATCAGGTAAAAAAGGTTCTGGCAAGTGCTTATTTTTATATTGTTGCCTTAAATCCTCCCACCAGGCCGTAACTTCTGCACGAAGTTCTTCTGTCACTTCAATCCGATAAGACTTCATGGCAGCATCATCTTTTGAGAAGTAGACCAGCCGCAGTTCATCTACCCTATACTTCTTATTCTTCTCCCAATAGGTGATGGCTTGGTAAATATTGTGTTTACTGGCTTGTTTGGTCTTCAAAATCATCGTCCAAAAAGCGCCAGTATTCTTACTCTTCAGTTCGTATAGGATGTTCTTAGTCCCATCCTTACTTTTGAGGATAAAGTCAAACGCCCCGACCACATCATCTGGGTTATCTCCGAATCCAGAGGATACAAATTGCTCTGCTGCAATAAGTCGTCCAGACTTCTCAACAACCGCTCGTATAGCATTGTGGATAAGATCCCCTATCCAAAACTTCCGCATCGTCTTGGCATCATGTTCATCTTCTTTAGCATTAAGACGATTCAGAATAGTTGCTCGACCACAATATCCTGCATTAGAAATAGAGAACCAACCACGCTTCTTACGTCTCGCACGACGAGGTGCTGCGGCTTTCTCAATTTCTATGTCAAGCAATTCCTCTAACTCGTCCCAATACTTTTCGGCAAGAGCCATTTAAGCCTCGTACCCCTCAAGGACTAAGATTTTTGCATCAACATCATAATTTGTTTCCTGAATCTCTGCAAATATTGAGCCTACATCACCAGTTAATGGTTTAGCTAAAAGATTTACGGTTGCAATTTCCGGGAATCCTGAAAGGATGGTACGAAGTTCACCGACTGTCATAGGACACCTGATCCTCGCCACCACCATGAATATGAAGTTCTTTATCCGCTACTCGAATTTCTACATTCTCAACATGGAAATGCTCCCCATCCTCGTCTGAACAAACACTCACTTCAAAACTTGGATCAACAATTTTTAAGATGTCGTATAATTCTCCTGCTGTCATATGCAATCTCCTAAATTTCAAAATCAGTGTATAAATCGTGAACTGTCGCACCAGGAATAAAAATAACCACGCCATCCGTACCTTCATGGACATACCCAAAACATCCATCGAGACCGTTTACAAACACACCAAGCTCCTCAACTTTAACACCAGATTTTAATTTGGATACAGGAACAGAGAATGTTTTCTTTGTGATTAATTTCTTAGGGTCTGGCAATTTAACTGCTCTAAAATCCACAAGTAATCCTCCTATTTAAATATAGACATCACCATTTTCTTTGATTTTCTCATCTTCATATGCTACGACAGCACGACGATAAAACTCTAATTTGCAGCACTCTAACACACCAACTAAAGCATTGTAATCTGAGTAACTCTGAGGCCCAGTAACTAGTATTATTCTTGTAATAACATAATTTAATGTGCCAGATATGCTGCTCCCATAAAATGGACTCATATTATTTTCTTTTTTTAAATATTTAAGCAACTCTATTAGGAGAGGTTCAATATCATCCTTCCCATGATGGTGAATGTAAGGCATGTCTTACTCCACAGGTTCAACAACCGCGTCAGCCAACTTCTTGACATCTTCTAGATTAAGCGGTTCAGAAGATCCTGTTTGAATATAATTAAAGAAATGGTCTGCATAAGCCACAACCTGGTTTACTCGTTCCAGAAGACTTGGATTCTTCTTTGAGTTGGGGTTGTTGAATGCTGCGTTCACAACTTCCCCAGCCACCTGAAGGGCCACGCGCCTATCAATTTGCTGATAGTCATTCTTCTGTGTGCCTGAAGGTACCACAGAAGACTCGACTACAGTTCCAGCCACAGGCGGGATTGCGGCAGACACTTCAATGGATTGAAGATCGAAGTATCGTAGATCTCTCGGTGATTGAGATGCTTCAAACTCAACGTAAGAACCAACTTTCAACCCCTCAACGAGTTTATTTGAGAATCCCAACCCATACTTCTTACCAGCAATCTTTGCAGAAAACATTGTCCAAGGTTTGCCAGCCTTGGACGTTCCAGACTTTGCTTCTAATCCTTCATACGTTCCTAACTGTTTACTCACTAGAACCCCTTTCGATTAAATATTTTACTGCTCGTTTTAAGATTTGAATAGAATCTCCTAACAATCCTATTCCCCCGTTACATTTATTACAAAGCAACCCTCGAACGTTTCCTGATTTATGATTGTGGTCTATGTGTAAAGTATAATGCTGCCCCTTCAATAATTGTCCTGAAGTTTGGCAAATTACGCAAGGCCCCTTTTGCTTTTTTACTAAACTTTCATAAGTTTCCGAAGTTATGCCGTAATTAACAGTAAGATGTCGATCTCTGCGCTTTTTGAGAATTCTTTTTTTATTCTTTTTATACCAAAGCACAGAATATGCGGCATGACATGGTTTACAACGACCACCCTTACTTTTAGTTTTAATAAAAAGAACCCCACACTTAACGCAAATTCGCTTCTCCATAAGTGAGTATCTCACACAACCTTTTCCATGTCAAACAAATTCTTTCCTATTTTCATTTCAAAACCATAATTCATTTTTAATTCGACACCAAAGTATTCATGAAACCACAGAGGCAAATTCTCATAGACACCATAAACAACACGCCTAACTTGTTCCAAGTCACCTGGATACACATCAAAAACCACCTCATCATGAATTTCGGCAACCACGTGAGACTTTAATCTCAATTGGTGGCAAACGTGATTACTTTTAATCAGAATAATTTTATTAAAATCAGTACCTAAACCTTGAATAGGAGAATTATAGCTTTGGTTGTAATTATTTGTATGCCTTCTCCTTTTTGTATAAGGGTTGGTCACATAGCCTTTATTCCAACAGCTTTCTTCCATAATTTTAAAGTATTCTTGGAATTCTGGGTACCGTGTGACAGTCAAATCCTTTAAAAACTCATCAGCTTGCTCTTTCGTAAATCCATAATCATTGACTAATGTGTATCCTTTTCCTCCGAAGATCACAGAGAAATTAGCATTTTTTGATCGTACTCTTTCTTTCAGAAATGGAAACCTCGCCAAGGTTTCAGCATGAATATCCTTCCCACTCTCTAAATCATCCGCAAACTGATGTTTTCCTGTAAGAAACCAACACATTTCAGCCATTAATCTGGCCTCAAGTTGAGACCAATCGACACCCAGAAGAATTCCACCAGGAAACTTGCTCACGACACACCTTTTAAAATCCGAAGTCTCCTTTCGTGGCATGACTTGAATAAACTTCTCAGAAAGTCTCCCCGTGACTGTACTAGTCAGTTTATAATCAGGATAATATTTCCCATCAATAAGGGTCGCAAGAAACCCTTCCACATAGGTTCCTAATTGCTTATTCACTTCTCGAAGTTCTACGACAAGCTTCGCTACGGGGTGTTCGATCTTTTCTAACACTCCTGTAGTTGTCTGGTATTGCCCTGAAGCCGTCTTAGGCAATTTTACTTTTTGTTTATGAAGCCATTCCCCAACCTGCACTGGAGAGTCCCAATTAAAGTCCTCTGTAAGGTCTGGTAATTGTTGAAGAATTTGTGCTTTTTGTTCTCTTAATTGCTCTCCTTTTTCCTCCAAAAACTCTGTGTCAATTTGTAGCCCTTTTGTTTCGACATCCGCTAGCTCCTTGATGAAGTCCCCCATGAGATTAACGAGAGGTTGAAGCCCTCGCTGTGCTATTTGGGGAACTTGTTTGTCGAATATATGGCGAGTAGCACGTAAATCGTGACAATTGTAAAGAGTAAGAGTAGGAATATCCTCATAATAATAAGGTTCCTTTTTAGCTTTAAAATTTACCAGCTTCTTATAATTAGGATGAGAATACCCATACAACTTTGCTAAATCTTCTAAGTGATAGGACGACAGCTCTTCGTGGAGCAAATGTGCTTGGACTTGAACATCACGTATAGGCCCTTCCCAACTACAATTTCGTTGCTGTTTAAGACAACGTAAGTCGTATTTGGCATTAGCTCCGACAAGTATATCTTCACTTCCCCAACAGAATAGTGGCTCAATATCATACAAAAAATCCCTTCCGTCCCACCATCCTATAAAGAGATTCTTCCAGTCTGGGTGCTTTTGCTGGAATTCAAACCCCGGAGATCCGTAAGTTTCTGCGTCGAAGGTAACTATCATAAGACCTGCTCCCACACCACATTCGGGTACTTCTCCCACCACACAGGACGTACACAGTAGTAATGGATAAAGTGGGGGTTCGGAGTGCTTTCCGTCGCTCTGTATGCCCAGACAGCTTTCTTTTCACAGAAATCGCAAATCATAGCAATTATTTTCCACACTCAGGATAATGCCAATTCCAACATTGAGGACATCGTGTTCTTAATTTATTATAATAGTGGCACTTCCAACCCTTGATAAGACCTAACAACCAGCACAATCTGTTAAACATCCACAAATTAAACATTTAATCTCCAAAATGGTCGGGAAGTGTGCTATGCTCTAGGGATTTCACAATGTTCCTTTGTGTTAACTCTTCCCGCGCGCATTGAATGGGCGGCGAGTGTCTATCCTAGTTAGCATCACAATGTCTGGGGGCTACCCAACAGTCCTTTCTTAGACGACTTCCCGAATTCCTATATCCAATTCATATAAACTTTCCAGTGTTCCAATCCACCGCAATTGAAGTGAACATGCGACTTGCTTTTCTTTTTTGTTTTAAACCCGTTATCCACAGCTTATTCATATCCACTCGATCTTTCATCATACCAACCACAACGGCTGTCACCATGAGTTTATACATCTTCGCTTCGCTCACTCGATGAAACTCCATGCGATAGCTAGGATTTTTTCCCTCATCTTCAATCGTAATGTGGTCTGCAATCAGAATATGCGTATTATATTTCCTTGCCAAATTACAGATATACATCAACGTGTCTTTAATCTCAAAACGCCCTTCTTTTGATCCCTTCATGGGGGGTATTCGCGCAAAGTAATCTATAATCACCATTCCTGGCTTAAGACTTTGAATCTGTGACTCAATATCACGAAGGGTGGCGGGGTACTCAGTAGCATCCAAGAGATAGGCTTCTGCTGTCCACCCTTGTCCTTGTAAGTGCGAATCATAACGATTTTTGACTGAAGACAGCTCATCTTCGTAAAATAAATGTAGTGTATTGTAACCTTGTCTAACAGCTTGCGCTCCAATGAAAGAGGCAATAGTGCTCTTTCCTGTCTCTTGAGCAGCAATAAATAAGGAGACTTCTTTGAGGGCTAATCCGCCATTCAGATACCCATCCAACGCTTTAATCCCCGTCTGAATCAATTCAGGTTCAGGAAACTCTACATCTTTTAATTCTGAATAAGAATAGAGCCGTGGAGAAAGAGTGGTAGAGAATGAAGGACTTGCACCTTCCCCACTAAGAGACACTATGCTAGGAGCTGCTATGCTATGCTCTCCACTCTTCTCCACAGCTTTTCCTATCGTTCGTTGCAAGTATTTCTCTTTCAGAACTTTTCCTTTATTGTAGTCTGCTTCTCTTAATACTACAGCAATCGCGCCAGGAGTCAAGCCTTTTCGTGCCAAAAACATGGCAAAAGACATATCTTTCGCAGAACGAGAATTATCATTTGTTATTATATCTCCAGAAAAATAGTCTTCATAGGTTGCCATTTCTTAGCCTGTATTTTTCTTCGATTTCCGCAAGGCTAGCATCGCAGCGGAGGCTGCTTTCCACATGTTGATTCGTGCTTGTCTGCGGTCTAAGAGTTCTGATAAAGTCAACGAATGCGGTTGACTCTCTTCGTTCAACTCGCGGAAAAGTTGCAATTCGAGATCCTTCAATTGGTTTGCGTGTTCCATACAATTTCACCTGACGTGAGGGTGAGAGGGTGAAATCAATCCGCACATCTAACTCTGCTCGTATATCTCTAGTCTGGTGTTGTAACCAGTAATGAAAGGCTTTCATATATGGCGCAATCTCTTGGGCTGGTAGAGAAGGGATTGCTTGCCACAAATGAAACCCATTTCCACTATCTGCAATGATCGGTAGGTCTAAACCATGCTCATTAAAAATTCTACACAATAGATACACAAGATCACTCGCTCGTTCTTTATCTTCTTCTGAAACATTCGTTCTTGCTGAATGAATAGGCTCAATATCCAAATACAGATTCTTCCAAACTTGGATGTCTGAATCCTTGGCCGACTTTGTGAGGCCGTTTGGCCTGGGATTTGCACCAACACACCATAATGCTTGCTCAGGCTCATACTCCGAAATATGAGCAAGAATCTCTTCTGGAATGTCTGTGTGAATGGTGTAGTTACCTACTGTATTTCCCACACAATTCAACTCAATATTTCCATCTTCCTCAATCTCAGCCCATCGAAAGAAGTTTTGTGCTGATTCAGGTTCCACTTTGTCTACGCTCCCAAAGTCCTTTTCTTCGTTCAGGACATCCAAAATCTATCATACACTCTGTTGTAGCATTCCATCCAAGCATAGGGTTTTGAGTAATCAGTGTCATAAATAGCAACGCTTCTTCACGAGTAAATTTCACACTCACTACACCGCCGTAAGTATCGTCTTTAGGAAGTTTCGTTACACAAGGCATTTATTGAACCTCCAATCCATGTTTAATTCGTTTTGCTTTTGAACCAAACAGCAACTTCACTCTTCGAGCAATCTTATCATAGGTTTGTCGTGCTTTGCTAAAACGCCTCTCTCCAACTTCATTAGCAAAATTATACCCCCACAGCTCTAGTTTAGCATCTTGATCTATTAAATTATAAGGAGTGACATGCAATTTTTCCGCAGCTTCACCGACCGCACAAGTGTCCCAAGCGTCTGCACGGATCTGTAGTTGCCTAGCCGCAGCATAATTCGTTTTCGCTTGTGACAACAATGTTAGACAATGGTATTTATGAGCATTCCTCTGAGTGATTTTGATGGTCATTTTGCAATCTCCTTTTCTAAGTCCATGACTCTGTTCATCCACCCCTTATAAAACCTCGCCCAGTTCTGCTTTCCTTCCTTCGTTTTATGATCCCTCAATTTCTGATAGTGAAGTTTACGCAACCCAAGAAAGGTCTGGACTCGTGAGTCTCCATCAAGATGTGCTGTAATTCCAAGCCAATCCTGCGCCTTGCGTACCCCACAATTCACCGCAGAATCAAAGACAACCAGGTCCAGAGGTTCTGACAATCCGTGACAGGGTACTTTTCCCCAGTATTGTAAGTGATAGATAGATGCTGCTTGCTCTTGCGTTAAATTTGTAATATCAAGATCTGGCCAACTTCGTTTGGAAATCCCATATTTTGTCTCTCCGCCAGGATCTTTGGGGTCATTCACATAACCGCCTTCCCACTTTAAGACAAATGCTAGTGCTTTTTCAAAAGACATATTCATCTCCTTCTATATGATGGTCACAAACAGGCAGTAAATAGGTGGAATTGCTCCCAGGCAATTCAGACCAGTAATTATTGTGATGGCATTGGCACATCATCGTCGATAAATCCTCCATCACACCAACTGCATTGTTGCTGTGTTTGAAGCGGAATTGGGCATCCTATTGAGCACGTTCCATTACACTGAGGATCATGTCCAAATTCTAGCACTTCTATCCAACCTTGTCCATCACAATAATGACACATCATACTTGACTCTTTGGTTTTTCATCGTCTTTAATTGTTTTCTTAAATCCAATCTTCGCAGCCGTATGCCATACCACAATTCCTTCGGGGTCCATAAAACCTGGTGCAGCGCGGCTGCCAGACTCTTTCAATTCTCCCAAGATATTTTGGATAACTTTTGAATCAAAATCCCCTCGGTACAACGTGGGAACAACCCCCACACAGCTTGGTCGCTCAGCAAATGTCCAACGCTCGACATTAAACAAAGAGAAGTGTTTCTCTACTAATCCATACCGACGCTGAATCCCCTCTCCCCACCATTCCCCTTTATGAATCCCTGGTCCTAAATGTTGTAATTCTCTGAAATGCTCATTCGCCCATTTTGCAAAGCCAAAATTATCTTCTTCAATACTTAACCACCTATTTTTACTCCCAGCCCATACGTCATGATCTTCATCAACCCAAACAAGTGCGTTTGTCCCATCAATTTTTTCAGTAATAATAACTTCTCTAGACAAACGGGCAATCTTAGGGTGCGGGAAAAAGGGTGGACATTTTGCTTCTTGTTCTTTCAATCTTCCAACTGTGCGTTTAGCATGGCAGTTATGGCAAACTACGTCGCATTTTTTTACTTCTTCTTCCAATCTCTGTAGGCTCACATCCCAACGGGACCCTATGCAGAACAACTTTTCTCCTTTAACGTGATCGAAAGACAACACGATATCAGGACCCCATAATTTGCAATCCATGCAACCAGACGCAATTTTTATAGAAGCTAGAAAATGCTTTCTTTTCTCGTACATTTCCTGTTTCCATTGTAAAGAAAATCCCATTAGAGCCGCCTCCCACTTGTTAGACTATTCTCCCACCACTTTTATTCCATGTCAAACAAATTCTTTGAAATGATTTCTTACATAGCGGACTCCTTCCGCAAATCTCTCTTCTGTAACACACCTCTTTAAGGGAGCAACCAAAATAAAGATTTGTGTTTCTGAAAACTCTTTCATCACAAGCACGCTATCTTCTTTTTCGCTCATTTTTGTACACTCCTCCCCTGCTTCAGTAAGCGTTCACATATATAGTATATAGTATTATATATATCTACTGTTACTACTAATAGTACTACTAAGAACAGTTCTATATATATCTTTATTCTATACATATTAGTCTAAGAACACATATTTAGTTAGATCTACTACTTTGCTAATACTGTTATTTCTTTTATTATACACTACTGCTTTGTTGTTACTGATTAAGACTTTATTAGTTGTTTCACTATAGTCTATATAGCTAGTCGGGTGAAATGCTCTGAATCCACAATTCACGCAACGGACTTGTAAAACCTTCCCTTGTGGGGTGGGGTCCCAGTCTGGCCCCTCCAAACATCCTGAACATTTTGGACAATTCATCTTAGCCCTCGCTTCGTGGCAATTTTTCCCGGAGATACACAACATAGTCTGGGTCCGTATCTTTGAATTTCTTATTATTTTTATAAACAAGCAGGACTCCAGACCCAAAACTACCAGATAGAAATTCTTCTTCTCCTTCTTTGTGATTCCACAACCCTGTTAAACGAATCATATACAACCTCCTTTATGCTAGGATTTTTAAAAGCTGTTTTAGAGTGGGATAAAACTGGATTGCCCCGGTTGCCATTGCACTGATTTCGCGTCTAGTAAACTTAAACCACTGTTCTTTTGGATGATTTTGACAACCTACCGCAACATAATTATCTGAAATGGTTATATGCCAGGGTAAATTAGATATACAAATAACTGGTTTTGTAGCGATAGCCTCGCCAAACACCTGCGCCTTGCCAGACACCTGCGCCTCGCCAGACACCTGCGCCTCGCCAGACACCTGCGCCTTGCCAGACACCTGCGCCTCGCCAGACACCTGCGCCTCGCCAGACACCTGCGCCTTGCCACACACCTGCGCCTTGCCAGACACCTGCGCCTCGCCA